GAGTTTCTGTTGTGCTGAATCTTCCACCTGTGTCCCTAAATTTCAACGAATAAGTCCCTGATTTTAATGGAACAGTTGCCTCAGTTGTAGCACCACCAACAGCTTCAATTACATCTGTACTATTTGAAAAAGTTGCACCAGTAGTTAACTCAGAAAAGCGAATATATACTTGTCCACCATATTTAACGTCAAGGTCTGTAGTTTGTGTCCATCTTATTCTTGCTGTTTTTGCATCAACTGGTTCTAATGTGGCATTTAAAACATTATTAGGTACTGCTGTTTTGCCTATAGCATTGAAATTTAAAACTGCTGGGGTGGGTGATGGATCTCCAACTGCGTTATATGAAAAAACTCTAAACTCATAATTTCCTGTATCTGTGTTTAAAATATCAACGCTTGTAGATGATGTTGTAATCTCCACAAAATCACCATTGTTTGCCCTGTACTGCACTCTATAACTTGATGCACCTATAACTGGTTGCCAATCCAAAATTATTTTTGATACTGCTCTGTTATTAATTTCAACAATTTTTTCCTCGGCAAATAATCCTGATGGTGGTCTTAATAATTGAGTCAATATTGATGTGTTGCGTGTAGGCATTGCTACACCATCTTCAACAAATGCATATTTACCAGAATCATGCTCTAGTGCTTGTATGGTAAAAGTTTTATCATCATTTTCATTGATTGATATGACACGCCAAGTAGTAGATTGCAAAGTTGGTGTTTCAATAATATAAGGGGCATTAGTGTTAGGTGTTTGGGAAAATGCCGAAGATACTGTTATTACATTTGAACTAAAAGCTGTAATTGAACGACTTTCCAAAGTTCCATCTGGTAAAACAATAGATAAAGTAGGTGATTCACTTATTGCTGGAATATTTGTATTGGCAATATCATCAAGTGTTATAGCAGTTGTGGTTGCAGATTTAACAAGGCCGCCTCTTCTGGTTCCAGCTTTAACAGGGTCTGCAATTTCTATTATCTGTGAGGGTCTAATCAATGTACCCGCTGCAATGGTAGTTGCAAAAGTACAAGTCTCTCCTGTGTTTTGCTCGCTATATAAAAACCATTTGCCAAATCGTCTTGCTTGATTTCTTGAAGTTGTGCCAAAAGCAACAATATTTTTGACGTTTATTCCATATTTAGTTTGAGTAGCACTATCAGCTTCAACAGTTTCAACATCTGTTTCTTGTGTAACCATATCAAAGTAAGAAACATTTATTACTGTATGTCTTGTTTTTAGACTACTACCTGTGTACTGAAATCCATCTTCGGTGACATTACTATAATTGAACAAATACACAGGGTCTGATGGTGCGTCTTGAGCGATAGATATACCACCAGCCTCATAAAATGGCATTACTCTCATTACACTACAAATATCATTTATCAACTGAAAAGCGGTCTGCCTTTGTGTGATATTTACATTAAGTGCAAAACGTGGCTCTTTAGTTCCGTTTCCTGATCCATCATCTACTTGAAATCCGCAATATTCACTAACAGTCTTAAAAGTAAATTTGTTCAAATTTGCTGTTGGAATTGAACAGCCATATCTAGTGTTTGTAAGAATGTCGTATAAAATCCATGCTGGATCTGTTGTCCATGCTTTATCAGTCGCAAAAGTTCCACTCCAAGTCCCGCTATAGCTAAGAGAGCCATCAGCTAAATTTACTGTTGCATTATTTGGAATTAAAACTTTGATACCTCTAAGTCTGAATCGTCTTGAAGGTACTCTCGGAAACTGCTCTGCATTTAGTCTAAGTGCAATGTGTGCAGTATTTGGATATGCGTTTTGTTGAAAGATTATATTAGTGGCAGTATGAAAGCTAAAGGCATTAACTAAAGTTGATTCTGTGCTATCTGCTGTGACTCTTTCAACTCTTATAACGACAGGAAAAGATGTTGTACTGCTGAATTTTATTAAATAATCTCTTAAATAAGCATTAGTTGATCTGCCTTTAATATTATCATTAATTACAGTTTTAGTAGTACCATCATTTTCAATAGTTTTAATCAATAAATTTACTTCTGTTCCATTTATGTCACCATTATCTGCAAACTTTTGAAGACTCGGAAATCTAACAGTTACTCTAACTGCGTCAATCGTATCTGAAGAAACTGTATGTGTTACTGGATTTGATGTTGTTACTGTTGTTCCAATTATATTTTCAGCTTCTGTTGCATTTATACCAGCAATAAAAGTTTGATTGCTTGAACCCAATCTAAAGTCAAAACTTACGTTTTTATAATTAAATTCAGAGTCTTCTGGATCTGTGACATCTGCGCCTTCTTGTAAAATTTGGTTTTTGTTTAAAAAAATATCTTTAAGAAAAGAGTTTTTATAAGCTGTTGATGTAGTATCAGTTATTGCATTTTTTGATGCTGTTGCGCTTCCCTCTATTAATCCTTCTGAGACGACATCAATTAGAGTATTAAATTGCTTTGACGAAAGAGCATCTGAGGGTAAATCAGGATTTACTATTACTTTCGATTCATCAATAGGCTCAAATCCCATTTAATTTTCTCCCTCCACTTGGACAGTATCAATTCCATTTGACACAGTGATAGAGCCAACCATAATTTCTCCATACACTAAATTCACTGGAACACCAGCCTGACTAATATTGCTCAATCCAGTAAAAGAATAATTACTTGCTAAAGCTGCTGGATCAAGCCTGTCCATACCGCTCGCCGCAGAATTTGTGTTTTGTCTTTGTGGAGTAAGCATTTGCGTAACTCCTCCTATAATCATACTTGTACCAATCGAAGTCAAAGCAGTTGTAGCGACTGTTGCCAAGAGTTTACTGCCTAATAAAGTTACACCAATTTTACTTGCACCAAATTTAGCTAATAGACCTATACCAATACTAAAAAAGAAATTACCATGAGCTAAAGGTACAATTTTGATTTCATCAGAACTTTGCAAAGTAAGCAAATCTTCAGTGATGATTGTTGATCCGCAAATTATTTTATATTCATAATTCAATATATGTTTTTCAACTCCTTTAAAATTACAAGTAAAAAAACTTATCACTTCAACAACATTTTTTGCATCAGCTTCAAATTCAGCTTGTCCTAAGAATTTTCTAAGCCGTCCATATACTTTTATTTTTCTTAGCATTTGACCTCATTTGGCTCTATTTTAATAATACGATCTGATGAAGGTTCAACAAGATAAAAAGTTAAATCTAATTGTTTACAACTTATTTTATCAGTAACAGAAAATATTAGCTCATTATCTGGGTGGCTGTGAACTATTCCAACAATTTCGTCAACGCTATCCTCACATTCAATCCAATCATCAGGGTCAATAACAAATGAAGTTGCTTTGTATTCATGAGCAATATTTTTACATTTCCAATAAATTTCCTTATTATTTTTTATTGCAACGATTCCACAACATTCATCTGGATAGCAAGAATCTGCATGATTCATAGCATCTTTTTTCCAACATTTTTCAATATTCATTAGGAAACAAAAGTGCCGACTGCTGGAAACTCATTTCTTGTAATCTGTCTAGCTGGTAGTCTTTTGTTTTCTACATCAAGCTGGCCTACTAACTCAAACTGAACAACTTGTCTGTTTTCTGTTGTTTTTCTATCAATGAAATATATTTCTTGTGGTAATTCATCACTGTTTGGTGTTCCAAACGGATTACTACCAGAACTAAAATTTGCATTATCAAGACTAGAGGCAAGCACTTGTAATCTAGTTAATTTTGCATTAAGCAAATCATTATGAGCAGTGGTTTGATTAACAATTACTAAAAAACCAGAAACATCAATTACGGAACCACTTCTAGTAATGCCACCAAAATTACTTATTGTCAGTTGTGGTCTAGGTGTTTGCCCTTTACCAGTGTAGGCAAAGCCAGTAGCCTCAATAGGAAGTCTTTGATATGAATTACCTTGCCAAACCAATTCAGCCCTACTATTCATATTTGAGCCAGAATGAAATCTAAATGTTGTCGGCACACTATCTGGATTTCCTGTTGCATAATGCAAACCTTCAACAAGCTCTAAAACAAAAAGCTCTAGGATTGCTGAAGGGTTAAGTGACTGCAACTCTGAATGAGGTATTGCCATTTAAGCCTCCGCAACTTCTTCAAATGCTAAATTCATAATTACTCTGTTAGCTAAGATTGCTGTTCTTGACCTTCTAGTACAAATAAATTTCAAAGCTGAAGAATGATGTGGTGGTGTAAAATCGAAACTTGCTTGATCGTCAAATCTTTCATCTAAAAAAGTATCAATCGTAGCAGCGTCTGTAGTAGACACATTGAAAGTCAAAGTTAAACTAATTAGTCGTTTATTAGCTGGTAGGCCAAAAACTAATCTCTGCTCTCTACCATCTCCTAGTTTGATTCTTAAACTATCTTGTTCTTTAGATTCTTGAGTAGCATATTGTGGTGTTATTGAGGGAAATGTTGCCATTATGCAAGTAAACCTCCACTACGTTTTTGTCTAATTAATTCTGATTGTATCGCAACGGCTATTTGTTGTCCTAAATCATTGCCTTGAGCAGATGACCCACTTACAGCAGATCCAGTGGCATCTACGCTCACTGTGATGT